TTAGTGTTTTTTAAAGCATCATATTTTTCATTCAATCCTTGTATATCAATTATAACATTTACACATTTGAGCTTCATTATCATAATATACATACCATCATTGCCCTGCACATATTGGTAACATCCTTATCTTAAAATCATACTTTAAAATAAGAATAGAAACTCAAAACATATAAATTATAAAAAATCATCAAAAGAATACCTTTTCTACTGTTTTCATTTTTTATATAAAAAAAGAGTAAGTATAAGTTACTTACTCTAACTTGATTCTTTGAATTAAAAAGCGGAGAAAGCAACCCCGCTACCCAACTGAAAAATACGATAAAAATCATATAAAACAATGGAAGGTTAACTTTCTCCACTCTTTATACGATTTTTATCTCAAAAATTTATTATTTTCAGTTAAGTAGCTTAGATAATATAATAATTTTCCATTTTTTTACAAGCTGTTTTACTTTCTCTGATCATAAAGTGTAATTAATTCCTTTATATCAGCAATCAAAGCAGGTCTATTATCAAGATAGTCATTAAATTTAAAACTATTTTCCAAATCTTCCTTTATAAATTTTCAAAACTTAGATTCCTTTAAAAACATATTTTTTTGATATTCCTCACCATTATCCTGAAAGTGAGGTTTGTCTGTTTTCCATAAATCAAATCACCAATCTATTCAGTATTTTGTTGCAACTTCAGCTATCTCTTTCCAACTATAAATATCTTTTGGATAAAGCTCTTTTCATTTAAAAGCTATATCTATCGCTAGTCACTGAGTATGATTGGAATTTAAAGTCCAAGTTACCTTTTTTCACTTCTTAGTTCTAACAAGTGAATATAAATAATTTTGTCTTTCCTGACTCCTCCAACTTTCAGTGATAAATATCTTATCTCAAACATCCTTTAAGAATAATTCAACTTTTTTTCTGAATCTAGGATGTAACTTTTCATAACCTCTGTATAATCTCATATTATTTTTTTATAAAATAAAATTCTTTTCAATATTTACATAAAAGAAAAAAACAAATAAATTTAATAGAAAAACGATGAGAAAATTTTGCCCAATGTAGAAGTTTATATATCTTACTAGCAAACTTATAGTTTGATTTGTAAAAGCCTTTACTAAAACGGAAATCAATATCATGCTCTACACAAATCATTCTTATATCTTCATATAATTTTTCTGACTTTTTCTTACCAAATCAAGGAATAATTTCTAAATTATCTTTTAAGATTTTATCAAAACTTATTCCTCACTTTCATCAACAACCATTTACTATTTCTCAATAAAATAAAGCTCCAAGTTCTTGTTTAGTAAGACTATATTCTAAAATTTTATCTATACTTCTCATATTATTTTGTAAAAGATTCTAAAATTTTCTCTCAAAAAATTGATAAAATACTAAGTCATCACATAGCTAGATAAATTCTTTTATTTATAGACTTAATATCAGCAGAATGATTTGTTACATCTTTTTCAAGTCTATTTACTCTTCAGTTAGTTTTTGTTGTTTGAATTAGTATTTTTTCTAATTTTTCAAATATTAAATCATTATGATTTCACATATCTAAGTGTTATTAATCGTTAAAATTCTATTAAGTACCTCAGTTAAAATATTATTTACTACAGTTATCTGTTCTTCAGTTAAATTTGTAGTTCATTCATTCAAAAGAGATTGTATCTGTTCATCTACAGCACCTTTCGCTATAAAATAAATCATATCTTTATTTACTTGTATAAATTCAAGTAATTCATCATTAGTCATAAGGAATACAGGACTTGTATCTGATCCTCAAATATCTACTCACATATTTTTATTAATTACCAACTAAAATTTCCAAAGTACCACTCCCTTTTACTTCTATTGGGAATACATTTGTTTTTTTACCACTTCAAGACTTAATTTTATTTCTTCTAAGTCTGAATTCAGCTTGTCACTCTCATCATCTATAATCAATATTACTTTTTGTTAATAAGGAATATGATGAGTACCAGACCTTGTTTCATTTTCAATCAATTATTACTGGTCTTTCCCATTCTCAAGACATGGTATGTTTATAAGTTGTTTCAATCATTGTTTAGAAAATTAACTATAAATTTTTAATCTTTTTTATCTCTTCTCTCTTTATTTTCTCAGCATGTATATAGATCTGAGAATATTCTGAAGCTTTACTCATTATCTTTTCAGCTAACTCTAGAGTTGTTTCTCACTTTATAACAAGAGATTCTAAAAATTCAGAAGTACCTCATGCTATTACTTTTTCTGACTCTTCTATTTTCGCTTTCCAAGTATCAATCTCAGCTTGAGAATATCAGGCTGAAAATTGATTTATTCTATCTTGGAATTGTTTATTTATTATTCATATTTTATACTGCTTAATTTCATCTGTTAATACTTCAGGTTCTTCTAAAACTAACTTACTATCATCATTTATATATGCCTTGTATCACATATCTATTAACCTCTTTTGCTCTTTTGTTAGAGTATCAAAATTTAATTCCATTTTTATCTGATTATTACATTAAAAGTACCAGCAGTTCAAGCTGTTCAATTTGTTCAAGCACTTCAAGGCTGTGGACTATATGATCCTGAAACAGTTCATCAAGCACCTCATGATCATCAAGCACCTCAACTACTTAATAAGTTATAGTTCGCACTATCTAATCCACAGATAATAGCTCAACCTCCACCTCATCCTCATCCTCATCAACCTCATCATCCTCAACCTCAACCTGCACCAGAATTTCATCATTTTCATCAAGTTCAACCACTTGCTCATCTAATATCAATAGTTCAACTTCCTTTTATTTCTCAGGCTTTAATTATGATATTTCATCAGTTATTATCTAATTCTCATCATGCTCATCAACCTCAACCTGCACCATTACTACATCAACCACTTCATCAAGCTGAAGTTCAACCTGAATTTTGAGTATATGTTCAATTCCAATTAGCATTTCATCATGGATTTCAATAAGCATCTCATCAAGAATTACTACATGATCCATATCATCATAAACCTCATGGAAATCAACCAGCACCACCTGAACCTCAGCTTTGTGAATCAGCAGCACCTCAACCTCATCCTCAACCATACCCTCAAGGATCTCATGCTCATCAAGAAGCTCAAGCTAGGTATCAGTTTATACTATGACTACCTCAATTTCATCAAGCACCACCTGATCATCAATTTCATGGTGTTAAAGTAGATCAATTGAATAAAACAATATTTCAATTATTTCAGAGTCATACTACATTTATAGTTCATTCAATATTACAAATCCTACTACAATTTAACTCTAAAACTCAATCACTACCTGTTACTTGTAAAGTAGCTCAAGAAGCAACGGTAATACTTGAATAATTATATTGTCAGAATGCTAAGTTATATGTTCATGATAAAACTTCTAGATCTCAATCTCATCAATTTCAATAAAAAAGATCTATTCATAAAGCACTGGAATCAAATGAGATTTCAGTTTCACTTATAGCTCTGAAATCATTTCAAGTTGTTAAATTTCAAGTAGAAATGTCATAAGTATAATAATTTCAGGTTACTAATCCTGTTTGATGCTTATCATATCAGGTATTAACTTTCTTAAATTCTCATGCATTTCAATCAGCCTGAAGTATTCAAATAAAGTTAGTTCATCAAGGAATAATAAGTTTATATCATGGTAATTTAAGATATAAATCTGCAGTCCATAAGTTCCAATTTAAACTTTCTCTAACGATTAAATCTCATATAAAATTAGCTCATGTTTCTTTTTGTGCAGTATAGTAATTTACATCAGATAATGAGTTGGTTCTTTTTAAAACAATCCAATATTTTGTTTCTGCAACTAATATTGGTGCAGAAGAAAAACTAAAGATTTCTTCTGTAAAACTTCAAGATAGATTTATATAATCTATAATGTCTGATATCCCGTTAGTAACTACTGATCAACTTGGCTCTCAATTATTATCAGTTTGTATTTCGATATAAATTCAATCATCAGGACTTCCAACGATTCTTACACTTAAAATCAGACTACTTATATCTACATTTTGAGCATAAAAACTTTGAGCAATAATATCTCTAGTATTATTTCAAAATGAAACATCACTATCCGTTTTTATTTGCTCATAATCCACTAAACTCATTGCTTTTCAAACAGTAGTATTTTGACCTAGCATATAATTTAAACTTGCACTATTAACTTCAGCTTGTAATCAAGTAATATTACTTCAATCAAGAGCTGGAAGTTTTCAGTTCTCATCTGTTTTTACTAATTGATTCACTCAATTAAAAACATTTCACATTTTTGTTACTGATGGATTTTTCAAGTCTATAAATACTCTTTCATCTGTAATTACTCAAGAATCTATTGAAGCTAATTTTATAAAATTGCTAGTAGGATAACTACCAGCTGTTTTTATCTCTCATATTCAAGTTCAATTTGAATTATTATTGATTCAATCATCTATATTTGCTTGATTTATTTCCATAAAAACCTTTTTAGTTCAAGTTGTATCAATAACCACATCAGTTGTATTTTGAAATAACACAGGGAAAGTTTCTGAATCTCTAGTCACATCAATAAATCAGTAACCTGCTGTTACTTTTCAAGATTGCACTTCTAATCATTCAACTACTCAAGAACTAGCAAGTGATTTAAAAATTTTTGCTAAATCATAGTCTTGGTTTATATTTTCTCAGTTTAATAAAGCTACTCTTTGCATTAACTAGATATAAAAAAATAACTGTAAAAATATTACAGTCATCTTTTTTCCCCTCAAGGTCTTTTATATCTCAAGATTTTTGGTTCTATTCTTTAAATCTTGTATTGTTTCAATTAAATTTAAAGTTTTAATATTTCATTTGCTCAGCTTTATTTTTACTTTATTTAGTTCTCATGATCTGAACTCTTTTTCAATAATTTTTAAATTAGAATCAAATTGCATTATATCATTTCAAGCATCAATAAAAACTTTCACTGTATCTCATAGATTTGCTACAAAAAAGTCATAACTTATAGGAGTTATTTCAAGTTCTCTTATAGAATCCTTTCTATCAGATAACAAACTATATTTATCTCATGAAATAAAATATTTTTCTTGTCTTCAAAATTCATTAATACTTGGTAAGTCTTCACTATTTCAAGTATCTTTTGATATTACTGCATTACTAATATTTTCACTATCATACTCAAGCCTTGCTGTATCTATAGTTCTACTTCATGGGAAGTTTATATCATAAGAAAACTCTATAAAATTGGTTCAACTTGTTTTATCTTCTCATATGGAATTTAAAAAATATAAAATATTATTTTTTATTTCAAACTCATATCAATTCAAAGCTAGATCCTTTAAAATATCAAAAAAAGTTTGTCATTTTTTGTAAGTTTTAGTTACCTGATCTAATATATCTGAATTCAATATTATTCATGTATCATACCTAGAATTTATTGCATCAAGTACATCAATTAAGATAGATTTAATCTGAGTATTGGTATATGATTTATCAGTATATAAAATCTTATTTTTAAGTAAAAATATCTTATCATTTAAAATTACTTTAGTTTTACTCAAATCGGCTTCTACTCACCTTATAATTCCATCAAATATTAATTTCTCATTATTATTTTCTATCTTGTATATCAAAACTTCATTAAATTCTTTAAAATTAGCATATGAGTTTGATTTATGAGTATTTGATACTTCAAAACTAACACTAGAAATATCATTTAATTTTTGTCTTACTTCTAGTTTATTTACTTCAAATATCTGAGTTTTTTTGTTTCACTCATGATCATTTACATAAATTATAAACATTATAAAAGTGAATTACGGAAATAAATATTTATTAAAAAATCATTAAATGGTATATTACCATCTTTATCTTCTATTAGTAGCTTTGTAGTTTCTAAAATCCTAATCCACATACTTCCTACAATCCTATTTGATAGTATGTTTTCTCAGTTCTTAGTTACTGTATAATTTTCTGAATCAATAATTATTTTATCTCAAGCTACTGCATCTATATCAAGTCAGAAATATGTATTTTTTGTTAAATCTCTTATCATTAATGGTTTATTAATATCCCCATTTGCTATTATTTCTATTCTTGCAGGTGTATCTATATTTCAGGTAGTATTACACTCTATAATATTATCAATTTCATTAAAAGGATTTGATAATTTATAAGATAGTTTAAATCCTCAATAATTTCACTCAAGTGAAGTATTTAATATCTCATTTAAGCTTTTATATACTGGTTCTTTAGTGCTTTCTAATACAACTCTCCATTTCCAATAACTTCAGACAAATGATTCATCTCACTCTACAATTTCAAGAGGTTCTTTTATTTTTACTTTCAAAGTCCACTCATTATCATACATATCTTTGATATATAATTCTTTTTCTTCTAGACTCACTAGACTTCATTGCAGTGCAAATATCTTTTGTAAATATTCTATTGAGTTTTGATCTTCTAAGGGATTTCAAACTCTATCACTAATTCACTCTAGAGTTATTATTCTGATTCTTGCATAAGTAGGACTCACATTCCTCCCATGTATTCAATCTATATTTTCTGAATCATCACTTACTGTTAATTTTCTCCAATCTTTAAAGGTATAAATAATTCATGAATCATTATTTTTTAAGATATCATCTCAGTTTAATTTTGCTATTTTAAAATCCATATTTTATATATTACATTCTAAATTTTAACTTATCAAAGAATAGTTCTAAATCTATGCTATTTGCTACATTAATATTTCATACATCTACCTTTTTTGAGTAATCATTTTGCACCGATCTTCCTTGTCTTATAAGTTCAAGTTCAGGAACTATATTTGGCATTTTTTGTATCATTTCTTGATTTAAAACATATTCTCATTTGTGTACTACTCATGCTACTTCATGCTTTGCTCAATCTCATGTATAACCTCACTCAGCAAATCCATTAAAACTACTATTTCTAAGAGCATTTAATCTTTTTTGTGCAGAAATTGCACTATTAATTTGAGAGATAAGACTTTTATAAGATGTAGATAAAATTGCTACATTTTTATTCAATATAGATGTAGTCTTATTTGATAATAAAATAGTCGCTTTATTAATTTCTATTTGTAGTTCTATAGCTTCATCTTTTTGTCTTGTAAGAGCTTCTTTTTCTCTTGCTAGTTTAAGTATAAGTCCTTGCTCCTCTTCAGATAATCTTAAAAACCTTTCATCTTTTATAATAGTATCTATTTCTTTTTCAGTTATTCTTTTCTTTTCAGCAAAAAACTCATAAAATTGTTGTTTTCTCTCTAATGCTTCTTTTTCTGTATTCAACTCATTTTCTGCATCCAATTCTTTTTGATTAGATTTAGATATTATTCTTTGTTTTTCTTTTTCCTGATCTATTAATATCTTTCATATTTCAGAAGCTTCATCATATTTTCTAAGTCTATCTAATACTTTCTGATCTACTATTTCTTGAGCCTGTAGTTCTTCTTTTATGAGAGCATTTAGTTCTTTTTGTAAGGCTATCTTTTCTTCAGTACTTTCAGTATCTTCTTTGATTTGCAATTGAAGTTCTTGTTTTTCCTTTTCTATTTCAAGTAATCTTTCAGCTATTTTCTCCTGAGCTGAGTTATCATTTTCCCCAAGTCTTTCTTCTCTCTCTTGTTTAATAAGTTTTATAGTTTCTTCATATTTCTTTTTATTTTTCTCTAAAGCATTATTTACTTTTCTAAGTCATGCTTCAATTTCATCATTATATTTTTTAGTATTTTTGGCTAGGCTTTCGTTCAATTTCTCAGATTCTTTTATTTTATCATTATAGTCTTTATAACTATCCTCTAAATCTTTCATATTATCTTTGATTTCTTGTGTTGCACTAGCTCATGCTTTTCACATATCTTTCGCTTTTCCTCAAACTTTTTCAAAGCTAGATCAAAGCCCATCAATAGTAGTATTTATTTTATCAAATACTCAGGTACTACTTTTACCTGTATCAGCTATATCGGTTTCATAAGCATCAATATTTTCTAGCATTCTATCAAATGCCTTAGAATTATTATTTTTGATCTTATCCCATGAATCTGTCCAAGCTTTTTTTGTATTCTCTAATCACTTACCATTTTTTAAAACAAGCTCTTCCATTTCAGTATTTACTTCCTTTATTTGAGCTATGGTATTTCTTCATAAAAGTTCTAAAACTATATTTATTTTATCTATTGCTGAGTTTATAATTCCAATCACAAAATTAACTGATTTTTTACCTGCCAACTGAACTATATTTAAAGCAGATCAGAAAAAGTTACCAAGTCATGTCCCAAGTGTTTTTATAGCTCAGAAAATACTTCATAAAACTGTATTTATAACAATATAAACAGCTTGAAAACCATTTGATATTGCCATTGCTAAAAACTTAAATAATTTGAAATTATCCTGAACTTGTTTTTTATTTTCTCAGGTTAGTATTCAAAATGCATCAGTTATTATTTCAAATACACTTGTAAATATCTGAGCTATCGCTTTTCATATATTGATTACATTTGTTGCTATATCACTTCAAAAATCAATAATAGAAGCCATATTATTTTGCAAAAAGTTATTTATAGTTCCTATAATTCACTTTAAAGTATCTGATATATTAAGTCACATCTTTGATCCTGCTATCTCTACATTATCTACCAAATTACTCCACATACCTGTTAGAGTTTTAGATTGCTTTTCCATACTTCAGGCAAATTTTTCATTTAATCCTGTAAGTATAGCATTTACAGCTGTAGCTGAATCAATTCCTTGATTTCATAAATCTCAAAGCTGTGCTTTAGTAAGTCATAATTGCTCTTCTAAAACTTTAAAAATTGGTAACCCTCTCTCAGCCATTTGCAATACCTCTTCAGTAGATAGTTTTCATTTAGCTTCTATTTGTCATAATGCTAGAATAACTCAGTTCAAATCATCTTGTCATCTACCTACAGCACTTATTGAATCTCATAAAACTTTCACAGTAGCAAGAGCCTTTTCTCACTCAAATCAAAATCATATAAGTTGTTGTATTGATTTCGTTAGACCTAGCTTATTAAATGGAGTCTGAGAAGCTAATTCATCAATATCTTGAAGCATCTGAAGTGCTTTTTCTTCTGATCCAAGTAATGTTTCAAAACTTATTTTTGCTTGCTCTACTTCAGCTCCTAGTTTTGATATTCATTTTATAAAATTTCAAATAGCATAAATGCTAAATGCTCATGCTATAGCTCCTCAAATACCTTTAAAAAATCATCATAGCTTTGATGTTTTATTTGTTACTTTTAAAAGCTCTTTTTCAGTTTTGTTTATTTCTTTTTGTAATTCTTTAAATCTCTTACTTCATATTTTAGTATCTTCTAGTTCATTATTTAAATTCTTTAATTTAGAGTTTAATCATCATATAGTTTTCGTAGTTTTTTCTGATTCAGTTTTTATTTCTTTTAATCATTTTTTTCAAGAACTTCCTAGCTCCTTTTCAATAGTATCTCAGGCTTTTTGAAACTCACTTTTAATTTTTAAGGTAGAATTCTTTATACTATTTTCATCTACTGATAATCAAACTCTTAGTTCTCATAGGTTAGACATTTTTCTTTATATTATTTTTTAAAGCAGTTAGTTTTTTCTTTGGATCTTTTCTATCTTTGTCATATTTTTCTTCTCAGGCTATAACTTTGATATCTTCTAGTAAATCATTAAATACTTTTAAAGGTGTAGTCATTGTTTGTCAGTAAGAATTACTAAAAAATTTCATAAAAAATCAGATCTTTATATGAAAATCTTTAAGAGGTTTTTCTTGTTTCTTTTTGGTATTTAGTAAGTTATCCAAGTCCTCTGATTCAATCTCAAACAATTTTTGTATAAGCTGTTTTAATTGCTTTTCATCTAATGCAGGAATAGTAGGATTAAATTCTAGGAATATCTCTTCTATAAACTGTTCTATATCTGATAAAGCTAGGAAATACCCTCATACAGTCAGTTCTCAGACTCTATAATCTTTATTTCAGTATTTCACTTTTATTTTTCTTCTCATAGGCAATAAAAAAGATTTAATCTATAATTTAGACTAAATCTTTTAGTGTTCCTCTCAAGGTCTTTTATTTTAGGAGAATTTATAAGTAAAATAACTAAGTAATCATATAATATCTTCTTTTAAAACTACTACGATGTCATTTTCTCTCTGAAGTAGCTTTTTAAATATTTTTATCCATGTTCAAATTAAATCTTTTTCTAAATCTATTACTTCTAGAGAATTTTTAAAATAAGTTTTATCAGCTTCACAGAAGCTATATTTATATTCTATTCCTCAAAGAGAAAATACATCAGTTTCTTGTTTTTTAAATTTATTTAGATCAAGAGTTTCCATTAGCTAACTGCTTGTTCATCAAAAATTTCAAAGATATTATTGTTACCATCAGGATATCCTATAAATTCTACTGGAATACTTGCTACTGATTCAAGATCATCATCTTCAGGGAAATCAAAAGCAAGATTGCTTGTTGCATAACCTTTATATATTTTGATACCGAATTTTTTACCATTTTCATCAGTATTTTCAAATGTAACTTCGTATAAATTAAGAGCCTTAAGTACATCTTTATAGATTACAGCTTTTGAAACATTAGGAGTGTAAGTATATGTTACAGTTATTTCTCCAGCTTGAGCTGATTTAAATAAAATATATGTTTCTCCTAGTTCTCAATTTTCTCCATCTCAAACATAAGTTGAATATGATGTAGATGTAACTGTAGTTCCATCAGCTTTTACATTTGTAATAGTAATAATACTATCATCTCCATTCTTATTAGTAAGTTTAAAAGGAGTATAAGCTATACCAACTGCTCAATAACTTTCATCAGTTACTGTTGTAGGTGTTCCTGCTGTATTTACTAAATCTCCGATTCCATCTACTTTTGCAATGTTATCTAAAAATAATTCAGCAAGTTCAGCATTAAATTTAACCTGATCTATCTTTTTTCTTGGTGGTAGCTTAGAATTAGCAAATTTTAACTGAGCTATCAAGAATGACACTTCTAGTCATGCTCCTTTCAATGCTCATACATTTACTCCATCTAATTTCAGAATACCATTTCACATTCTGATAGAATCAGATCTTTGCACAGGTGTTTGCATATTTTATATTGGTTAAAAAAATAATACCTGTATAAACTACAAGTATTATTTTTCCCCTCAAGGTCATTTCGGTTTTAAAAATGCTTGAAGCCCCCAATTAAGGGAGCTTCAGGTTAGAGAGGAATCTATGCAGTAACGATAGAATCCTCTTTTTCGAAAGGCTGGAAATTTCCAGTGACGCATTTAACGACTTCGTCCCAGCGATTACTTTGCATATTGCCAAGAATCGTTGAGTTTTCGCCGTGTTCTTTTGCCACTTCTTCCTGGTTCATAACCGTTGCATTGATGTAGAAGCGACCAGATTCATTGAATCGCTTACTGGTAGTTTCGATGATCTGACCATCAACATCGAACTTGGCGGTTACCAGATCAAAGAACTGAACTGCAAAGCAGTTTTGCGGAATATCCAGCTCTCCGAGCTCTCGGTTCTTCACCTTTTTCACTGACTCCTCTGGATAGAATGAGCCAGGAAATAACAAAGTTGCATAGGTTGTTTTACTCGAATCGATCATCTTCATGGTGTATCTCCTGTATATACGGGTTTAATCTTCATTTCTCCTACGAGAGTATTTATATTCTACATTAAAAGTAACATAAAATCAAATAAATAGCCTGTTTTTAAAACTTTTGATCTTTAAAAACAAATCTAAAAGTTAGTGGCTTACGGAATAAATTCTTTTCAGGATTAGACATATCAGGTCATATAGTATCAAGCTGTGATCTAACTCAATCATCTATTGATCTGTTAAATAATCAAACTACTAAGTCTTTTATTTCTTCGAATTCTTCCATATTAGTAGCCCATATATCAATTTGATATAGAACTTTCCTAATTCATAGATTATTTGTACTTCATCAAATTTCACTGTAACTAATAAAAGGCTTGTCCATTCATTTTATGGTTTCCTGATCTCTGCACTTTATATTTTCAGGTCATCAGATTTTTTGTATCAGGTTTACATAGTTTGCCATTCTATCGTAAATATATTTCCTGATATCTATAAATCATAATTCGCTATATTCTATCATCAGTATTTTTTTAATAATTTACTAAAATTTTGTTTTAAAACAAGCACCAATTCCTTGTGGTTTCTTTCAAGTCAATCTCTTAAATAACTTCTTTCTTCTATATCATCAGTTCAAAATTCTAAAACTCTTCAATATTCCTCTGTAACTCATTGATTTACTCCTACTACATATCTTCATTCTCATATTTTTTGCATTCAAATACTTCTTTTCAAGTTTCATGTAACTCATTCATACCAATGCCCATCTATTTGCACTGGTTTATAATGACTACTTCTCTCAGGAGCTTTCAGGTCCTTTCTATCTATATTATTCTTTGGTAATCTATCCTTATCTCTAGGAGTTATTTCTCTTACTTTACTAGTAAGTATATTTGATGTAATCTGTACAGATTCATCTATACTCCTTTTCAAAGCTATAGTATTTAAATTAAATTCAGCCATAACTTAATTAATAAATCTTAAAATACTTTTGTTGTGATCATGTTTTCTATTCATGTACACTTTTTCTACAAAGATAACTTCAAAAATATTTCATTCTAGAGTAACTTTATCTCATTTATTTGGTAAGATATCAGATTTACTATAAAGTTCATACTCCTTAGATGTAAAACCTAATTGTCATGCACTATCAAGACTGTCATCGTTTATGGATTTTCATCTCTCTAAAATTATTCACTTAAATAAAATCTGAGTTGAAGAGTCTTTCACTTTCTCTCAATATTTATTCAGACCTTTAGTAATGCTTTCTAGAGTAATATCTTGAAAAGCAAAGCTAAAATTATCTATAAAAGCCATAAATTTTTTAAATTATTCATTTAAAAGATTTATACTTTGAAATTATCATATCGAAGTTTTGTTTAATAGCTATATTAAATCTATCTTTAATGTTAGATTCTCTCTCAGACTCTCAGAAGTAAGTCACAGAAAGGCTTCCAAGCTTCTGAGTTTTTATATTTTTATTCTCTAAACTCTCGCTATTATCTCCACTTATTCATAAATCGATTGATAAATTAATGCATAAATCTAAACTCATTTTTTCTATGTCAGAAGGAACTGTGTCAAATCAAATATTATACTTAATTTCTATATTTTTCTTTCATTTTCTAGTCTTTTCTTCTAAATATACTATATAATTATCTATGTAATCTACAGTATAGTTATAAGACTCATTTTTAAGTTTTATATATTCAATATTATTAGCTTTATGATCTAAGTATATCTTATTACTTCAAGTTCCATCTACTCTTGCAATTATATCTTGTTTTCACAAGTTATATCATATTTTTGAGTCTATCATATTCGTAGCTTGCTCTATAATTAAAAGAAGCTTTGAATCACTACTATTATCAGTAATTCAAAGCTTATCTTTTAAGCTACTTAAAGTAGTATAATTCATTGTTTGTTATATTAATCAATTATCTGTAGCTAAATTTTTAAGTCCCTCATCTGTTTTTCATTCTAGTTCTGATTCATCTAGTATTCACTCATTAACTAATAGTTCTCAGTAGTTTGTAGTATCTGAATCTGTATTATCAGTTATTTTTCCTGCTTCAAATTCATCTACTAGTTTATTTAGTTCAGCAACTCTCAGTTTTTTATCATACTCTATTCAAGCATGATCTAGAATTTCTTTACACTCTTTTCAAGTTCTCTGATTATCATTTTTTACTATATTTTTCTTCTCAATCTTTTCTTTTACTACTGAGAATCAAGCTTGTAAATAATCATCTAGTTTTGATTTATCTACATCTAAAATTTGTCATTTTTTAGCTCAGTTGTAGATTCTATTTTTATTATTTATAACTCTAACCATATTAAATTATATTAAAAAATTAAGTTGTTTTATTATTTTTAACAAGCACTGTAGCTTCAGGATTTTCTATTAAAATATCTAGTTTCATTTTATACCAGAAGTTATATCCATCAGGTGCAACTCTTTCAGGTTCAAGTTTTAAGTCAGTTTGGATTCAGATAATTACATTTTTAGGATTCGTTCCTATAATATCAGCACCATCTAAGATTACTTTATCAACTTTCATTCCAGCTTCTATATCATAGATTAATGGTGTAGTTGTTGTAATAGAATTTGCATCTATTGAAGCTACTATATAAGTCATTTGAGTAGCATTACCATAATCTACAGTTATACTATCTCCAGCACTTATATCTCCTGTTAAATCAGTATCTATAAATATACCTGAAGTTCCTGCATTTTGTGGATTTGTAATATTAGCTGAAACTCATGTTTTTACAGGATTCTCATTTATCATCAACGATACTTCATTAATTTTAGTTCCTGCAATTCTATTTTTATTAGTTTCTCCATCTCATCTATTACCATTTGGATCATTATATAATTCATCAAGGTCTATTTGAGTATCAGGATCATGGAAGAATTCTATTTCTTTTTTATATTTATTAGCTAGGGCTTTCTTTGCTTGAACATATTTTTTTCTAGTAATATCTCTACCTGTAAACACATTCGTATCTGATCCATCTAACACATTACCATCTTTTTCAATTTGGTACTTAATACCATCAAACATATTTAATATTCAATTATCAGCTGATGGATTTTCTAGTTTTCTACCATATATTGCTGTTTCTACTAACTCATTAGCAATCTTTTTAGCAATAATTCTTTTCATATGTTCTTCAAAACTTTTTCATTCGATGTTATCATCAATTTCATCATCTGATAAGTAGAAGAATCATTCTACTTTCTTTGAACTTAAAAATATTGAATCAGTTTGCACTTTATATCATGCTTTACCTGTTTGACCATGAGTTCTTTTACCAGCACCTCAAGGCATCAGAAATTTTCAAGGAGCAATCAATTTTGCAATTTCTTTTGTTGGTCATGTCATTGTAATCACTCTGAATTTCTTTAGTAATCCTTGTGATTCATCTTTTACATAATCAATAAACTGTTTAGCTTCATCATTTTTCCAATGGAAATTTACAGGAACTCAGTTTGAATCTAAAGTGAAAGCCTTTTTTAGATCCTCTGTTTTTTTAGTCCTTTTCTTTAGTTGTATAGGCATATTTAGTGAGTTATAATATAAAATTAATCTATTTTTGAGATCCTTTGATCTTTTAAAACTTTTTCCATACTTTCAACTCTATCAATAGTAGAATCTAGAGCTTCAGATACTGTTTTATCATCTTCTTCTTTTTCTTTTTTTATTTTTTCTATATCTCCTGTTAATTCTTTAAGTTGTCACATAAAATTTGTTACATCATCAGAAGATAAATACATATCTACATATTTTTTGATAGCTTCTTTTCATTGCTCTGACTCAAAAAACTTTTTTACATCTTCCTCAGAAGTAGTTTCAGTTTCATCTTCTACCTCTTTAGAAAGTTCAGCTTTCATTTCAGAAGCTTCTTCAAATTTCTTAATTGCTTCCTCTGATTTATCTTCTTTTAATAGAGATATACCATCAGAAAAAACTCCAAAAAATTTTTCTAGTAGTTCTTTCATATAAATAAATTTAAAATATAAACAATTACAGACTAGTTTCTTTATTATTCCCCTCAAGGTCATTTCAAATTGGATAATATTTTGTTTAATTTTTCTTTGTTTTTATTTTTCTTTACTGTTTTAAATAATGCGAATTTATTCTCAGCTTGCTCTACTGCAGGTGTGTTATCTTTTGTTACTAGACTAATTCCATCTACAAACACATTTTTTATATCTCTAGGCATCTTGTTTTTATTAAACTATAAAATATCATTCCATTGATACTCAGACAAAATCTCAGGCTTTTACACTTTTGTATAATTCATTATCTAAGAACTTAACTCAGACATACCAACTTCATTTTTTTACAATAGTTTCTCATACTATGATATCATTTGGAGCTATGAAATTTTCCACAAATTGATATTTTGTTTTTTCTATTTCAGTATTTTCTTCATGATCTATATTTAAAAATTTGTTTTGCATATTAGCACCAAAATCATGAGCTGTCTTTATTATTTCTTCAGCTGTTATCACATCTCAGTTTCTATCCTCAATATCAGGTGTTAAAATACAAAAACTCACAGTCTTATGTATATCATCTGTTTTTAAAAGTTTTATCATCACAGTTTTTTAGGAAATAAAAAAAACACTACTTTATAGTCTAGTAGTGTTTTGATTCTCTTTAAGGTCTTTTAATTACATTGCATCGTGAAGTAGTTCTATATCATCATCATCTAAATCATCAAATGACATTCAAAATTCTTCCTCAACCTCCTCTCTCATTACTTCATTCTCATCCATAATATAAGTTTTAATTAATAAATTCTTTATAAGAATACTCAAAAAATATAATTATTCAATTAATCAACTCTCAGGATTTACTATACTGTAATCAGTATAACATCTACAATTAAATCAATGAGGTGCATGATCTGTATTAGTTCATGGAAATAGCTCATTTTTAGCTATCCATCAAGCTTCTTCATTTTTTAGATGACTTTCTCTAGCATTACTATCTCCTTGAGTTTTACTTCTTTTGTATCAAGTTACTCAGAAATTTTTAGTATATTCATCATGCTGTTTTCTTGATCAGTATTCGTATGCATTTCATACTTCCATTACAGCAATTAAACTTGATCTATAAGTAGAATATTTTAAGAATTTATCATCAATCTTTTTAGCAATTTCTTGGAGAGTATCTCATTTAGATATTCAATATTCTATTATTTTTCATATTTCTTCTCTCGTTGTATCATCTATTTCTGATATAAGTTCTCAGGCTCTATTTTTTGCATATTCTAACTGATATTCATTACTTATTCAAATATCTAAAGTAAGTCATATATTTTCAAGCTCTAATTTACTTTTTTGCTCTTGCTCTAACTGTCATAATAAAACTACAGCTGAAAGTTTCTCTATTAATTCTTTATTAATTTTTGGATCTGTAGATTTCTTAATATTCTTGTTATCTTTTAGTTCTTCTATATATTTTTTAGCTTCTTGCTCAAAATATTTATTAAAGTGGTTTATAAAGTCATAGAAATACTCCATAAACTCTTTTGATTTTACTTTTTCAAAATCATCTATTATTTTCTTTACTAGTTTTATTTGTTTTTTCATAATCAGATTTTATTTAAAAATTTTCACCATTTTGAGTAATTTTTCTCTAGACTTTTTTCTACTTCATCTAATTCTATATCTTCTTTATTATCAAATTCTGATCATCATGATGTTAAAAGCTCATCTCCTCAAGGTAGTGGATCAAGTCAAAGAGATTCTCTTTGCTCATTAGCAGTAGTAATACCTGCTTTCTTGTATCAAACTGCTATTTTCATTTCATCTACTCAATTTTTCAAATCTACTTTATTAAAATCAATCTCGTTTATTTCATCTTCAGAAATTTCTTTTAAAACTATATCATCTTCTTTTACTTTTTTCCAAGATAGAAGCTGAGCTTTTAATTGTCTTAATATTTTATTTTGAAGTGGTATAATAATATCAGCATATAAACTCTCTAGAGCTACATTACTTGTAGCTTTATTTGAATTCTTTGAAGACAATAAGTCAAAAGGAATATTTGTTGATATAGCTATATCTTCTTTTAACTCTCTTTTAAGTGCTATAAACTTATCAGGATCTATTCTTGTTGATAGGTCTATTTTTCCTATCTTTCAAGTTAAAAATAAAGTATTATGAGAATTATCTATTCCTGATATTTTATCTTTTATCATCTCTTCAATCTTTTCTACTTGCTCAGTTGTTAAATTTCAAAGTTCATCATACAAGATATTTGGCTCTATATTTCCTCACTTAAAAAAATTCTTATAGTATTTAGTTATAAAAGCTAAGAGTACTACTTCATCAATACAAGAATGGAATAAGCTATCTCAATAATGTTTATCTCCAAGTGATCATCTTTTGAAAAATAATACTTCATCATTAGAAAAAGGAACTTTCTTGATTCACTTCTTAGACCTTTGATAATATGCTACTTTTTTGTTGTTTTTAGAGGATTTTCTGATTGTAGGAGTCAAAATTGTTTCAAATTCTAATAAACTCTCTTTATTACCATTTTTTAGTCTTTCTGAGAAAGAATTTCAAAAAGTAAGTAGGTTTTGAGCTATGATATCAATATCCAAGTTATCTAGTAGATTATCTAGCTCTTCATTGTCTGTTTTTATAAATCAACTATCTACTTTTGATGATATTTTTTTAATAATTCAAGATATAATGGAACTATTATCATAAGCATATAATAATTCATCAAATCATACTTCAGGTTCTATTACTCAATCATTTGAACTGAATAGTTCATCAGATCTATCATCAATCTGTTTTGATACTCATGATTTAAATAATTTTATTTTATCTGACATAATTTTTAGCAAAAAAATAAAGACTAGATTTAGTATCTAATCTTTATCTTTCCCCTCAAGGTCTTTTATGAAGGTTTCTATTTAATTCAATTATATCATGCAGACTTGCAACATACCATCTAATTTGGTTTCATTCAGGTTCTGAAAAACCATATAATTTTAAAAGCTCTCTTAGATAATATGAATTAAACTTTGGTGCTACATCTCAAGCTTCGATCCTTGTAATCTCTCTTTCAGTTCACTTAATCATCTTTGCTACTTCTTTTTTTGATAATTTAAGTTTTTCTCTTCTAGTTTTAAGTAAATTTCATAGTACACTTTCATCACTCTTTAACCATTTTTTCATATTTTCACTATAAAACTTATCTTTTTTCAATTCGAAGAATTCATACAAGGTATCAAGAGTTTGAGCTGTATATTTTTTGTTTCTATGTCAGTTCTTAATTGAGTAAATAGCCTTACATCATATTCAAGTTTCTTGTCTTAGCTTTTTCATATTATTCTTTTCAAGAAACTCTTTAATTCTTTGTTGTATTAAACTCATATTACACAAATTAAAAAGTTCTAATCTCTCATCAAGCAAAAGGAGTAAAACTAAAAACCATACTATCAACCATATCATCATGTTCTCATCATGGGAAAGCAAGTAGCTGATTTTCTAAGGCTCAAACCTTTTTACTATCTGAACTAAATTTTATAAGTCATCTTTCAAATTCTCATTGGAATTCTCTAAGTCTTGTGACTTTGTCTTTTTCTGAGTTAATAACTATTACGGCTAATCATCTCTTTTTTAACATCCTAGCAAGAATAAGTCATCAGTTATTTTGTTCTATGTAAATCAGAGAGCATTTGTATTTATTATACAGTTCTACCACAGTATTGCAGAATTTATCCTCATCTTTATCAGTTCACTCAAATGCAATTGATTCAAGTATATACTTGTGGATTTCTCAAGTGTATTTTTCTTGAGCTGTTATTGTTAATCACATTGCATCTGTTCAAGTCTTTTCTGAAAAAGCAGGATCAATTCAAAATACTATTTTATAACTCTTTGGTAGCTTATAAAAATACTTAATATCTGATCTTTTAATTATACTTTGACCATTTTTGTAAGGGATTAAATTAAAGTTTTGATTATAAGCTATTAATCAATCTCTTCTTTTTGTCTGCAGAGATATAAATTTATAAGCATCATCAGTGATGTCTTTATTTTTTTCTCTAGCCTCTTTGTCAGTAGAAACGAATCTACTCCAACTAATATTTCACTTGATCCTGATAGGTATCCAATAAACTTTGAAATCCTTGTTATTTGTAAAGAATTTCTTAAGTCTTGGTATTCTACCATCTTCATTAATAACATTTCATAGGAATATTTTTTGTGCAAACGAGTTCAATCATCCAAATACTTCTCAAGTTAGGAATCTCATATCAGCTTCAATCAGCTCGGAGTTTTTAGTATTTTTATTTGTATCTATATCATCAAATCATACTAAGTCAGGTCTATGAGTTCTTCCATCTCTTCATAAAAACTTCTTTCATCTCGGACTTTTTCATATACTCATTGCTTGAACCTTTATATTTCAATCTATCATAAATTCTCAGATTGTTTTTTTAGTTGGCTCATTTTGTTTTCTTCATTCAGGAGGAATGTATAAGTTTCAAAAGTCATGTATCAATAATTCATTTGTTTGCAAGATAATTATAATATCAAGCAATATTGATTTAGATTGTTCTATCTCTGAATTATAATGCATTATGTATCTTCTTTTCTTATAAACTATACAATAAACATAGTAATAAGTCAGAAACATAGTTTTTGCACACTCTCTGAATCAAACAAAAAATATATTTATCATTGCTTGTAAGTCATCTACATAGTCTTTATGAAACTGAGCTAGTGGATGAGTAAATTCATTTGGGAAATAATACAGACAAAAAGATAGGAAATCTCATTTAAAATATTCTTTTCTTAAAAAACTTTTACTGGTGTTTGTAAAAAGATAATTTAAAAGTTCTCTATCTCTCTTCATATATTATAAATTATTATTTTCTAATATTTGGTTATATCTAACCTTGTCCTCTTTAGACATTATTGGTTTATCTCAATTATGGATTTGTAGTTTGTTCATAAAGTCTTTATCCTTTACCATCAACCACCATTTTGAGTCAGCAATATCTCACTTCTTGACACTTCATCAAACATTAAGTCTAGCTTGTAAAGAAATACTATCTTTTAATATCCCTTTTTCCTCCAGAAAGTCAGGATTTTCTCTTTGATATTCATATAGTAGACTCTCCGAGATTCCGCAGAAGTAACAGGCTTGAGCATCTGTCATACCTACTGAAAAATATAGCCTGAGTTTCTGGAGATTGACATCTGTCATTTTTCAAGGTCTACCAAATCATGTTTTGGTATCCTTTTTCTCTTTTTCAGGTATATTTTCTACTATTTCTTTTACAGCTTCAGACTTTTGTCTCAAAGTTACTTTTTTGACTTTCTTTTGGTACTTTTTGCTAGTCATTTAATATCAGGTTAATATCTAAATTTTTATTTAAACATCTGATTTCCTTTTTTCATTTTGTTACATCATGGTATCTTTTTATAATAGTTTGAACGAATATAGGATCTAACTCCATCATATAACATTTTCTTTGTTTCTTTTCTGATGCTATAAGAGTTGATCCACTTCATCAAAATAAATCTAGGATATTATCTCAAGACTTACTGCTATTATTCAAAGCATATTCTATTAGCTCCACTGGTTTTTGAGTAGGATGTACATATTCATTCACATTTGCTCTTTTCATACTCCATATAGTTGTTTTTCACTCAGACTCAGCCTGTTTAGCTCTCTTTAAAATATTTAAAAGTTGCTTATCTGATTTTCACTCTAGTGTTTCAATAACTGTTGAATGTGTTCTATCTCAGTAAAAATTAGTAGAGCTACCAGAAATTCAGCAATAAAAAAAAGGCTCATGTTTCCACCTATAATTTCCCCAGCCTAGTGCCGAGCTTGGTTTATTCCAAATTAACTGATTTTTAATATCAAATCCATTATCTACTAGTGCTTTTTCAAAAATACTAGCTGTAGAGGTAGAATGAAATACATACACTCATGTTTCCTTAATACAAGATTGTTTATATACATCAAAAGTGTCATTTAAGAAACATAGGAAATTTTCATCACTCATATTATCATTTTCTATTTTTCTATCAGTTCCTGTTATCTTCCCTTGTCATTTATAATTCACATTGTAAGGTGGATCTGTAAAAATCATATGAGCGAGTTCGTGGTTCATCAATGTATCTACTTCTTGTTTCTTAGTAGAATCTCAGCACATCAACCTATGTTCTCAAAGTTGAAACACATCTCACTTTTTTACCACTATCTTTTTATTATCTAAACTAGGAACTTCATCTTCTTTTTCTTCATCATAAGATTCTGATTGAAATAAATTTAAACCTACATCAAAATTTAAATGTCATATAATATCACTAGAGAAATCTCATAATCACTCTAGATCTATTCTTAAATTTTCAAGGTGAAAATCAGCAAGTAGAGCTGTAGTATTATCTCTTATACGATAATCTCTTTTCTGTAATTCATCTAATCAAGATATTCTAACTACTTCTACTTTCTTAAATCATATCTTTTCAAGTGCTAGAGTTCTTCAATGACCTGCTAGTATAAGGTTATTCTCATCAACTACTATGGGAGAAATATATCAATCTTTTTCTATTGATTTTACTAGTTCTCATACATCTTTATCTGTATGAATTTTATTATTATTCTCATACGGAATAATCTCTTCGAGTTTAAGTTTTATAAACTCTCTTTTTAATTTTTTCATGTTATAAAATACTGTTAATCATATTATTTAATGTTCACTCAGTTAACTCTTTATGTGGATTTGTTAATTTCCAAGTATTAATTATTTCTTTTACTTTTTTTTGCTGTTTATCTGTTAAAGGCTCAAATGCTTTTCTAATCATTTGATGATCTCATTTAATATCAACCACAGGAGAATGGATAAATCCTTTAATCTCCTTATATAAATATATAACACTATTACAGTTTTTTTGCTTAAAGTTATCTTCTAAAACTCATTTAAGTCTAGCAATAAAGTTTTCTTTTCAGTTTCTCTTGATAAAATCAACAAAGATTTTTCAATACTTTCTTTGTACTGCTTTTGATTCTTTAAATTCATCTATTCAAACTGCTCTAAATAAAAGCTGTAAAACTGCATTTATTTCAGGATTTCAATATTCTTTGATTTCATTTTTTCAAACTTTTACAATTTCAGACTTCTTTAACTCTTTAGAGTTATTATTAATACTTGTATTATTATCTCTCACATTTTTGTTAATGGTCGAATTGCATTTTTGTATATGGTCGGTTAATGTTTTTGTTAATCGTATTTCTCGCTTTATAATCTCACTTCCTCTATATTTATATTCAATATATATAAATCATAGTTTTTCTAATTTTTTGATCTTTCTACTAATAGTATTTTCATGTATCTTGAGTCTATCTGAGAAATGCGAATTACTTGCAAAACAAAAACCTTTTTCAGCTGTTAAACTGGATATATATAATAATAAAGGAAGCTCACTTTTTATTTTTTTATTAAAAATCCAATCATTATCACATATTGCATATCAATTTTTAAGCATGTTTAGATCTTGTTATTATAATATTCAAGCATCCTTTTTTCCTCAGGATCAGGAATATTCAAACTCAAGAAATCTCTAGCCCAAACTCTTATTTTTTCAATAAATACTGTCATTTCTCTAGTATCTAATTGTTTTGTTGGTTTTATATATGTAGTTCTTAATGTATAAGAATAAGTTCTTAAAAACTTGGATTTTAGTATCTCTTTTAACTCATCTTTATCATGTCATGTATTTCAGAACTCTTCTATAAATTCAAATATTAAATGTAAATAAGAGTTTTGAGGAATCGAACGGGAACGAGAAAAGGCTTTTAATTTATAAAGCCTTTTTCTTGCAGTTTTTAAATATTCTATGATCTCTTCATTAGTTCCTACTTTCAAAGTCGGAAGCTGAGGTTATATGATATTTCAGGATCATGCGATTCCTCAAAGCTATGTTTTAGCTCATTTACTGATACCATTTCTTGTTTGTAGTTACTCGTTATAGTTTCTTCTTTGGATACTATATCTTCAGGATAAATCCATTTTTTCCTTGCCATATAAAAGAAGTTTCAAATTCATTCTTTTTTGAAGCTTGTTACATCATGTTTTCTCATATCCTTATCAATCTCTTTTTTAAGTTCTTTTTGCCTTACTTCTATATTTTTCCTTGCACTTTCTAATCAAGCATATTCCTCATAAATATCTTCATTCAAATTTTCTTCTCAATCTTTTGATTTTATCCAAGTTTCATAGGCTTCTTGCATTTCAGCAAAAATCTTTGGAACTTTCTTTTTCATACTCTCTACTTTCTTTGGATCTATTTTTACTTCGAATGTTTGTATTTCTCATGTTGGTATAATATTACCATTTTCATCATTTGAAGTTACTATCCAATCAAGATATGCTTTTTGTGGAATATATCAGCTTTGAGCTTCTATAAGCATTGCATAAAAATATAGTTGTCAGTGATTTTCAGCTCTCTCTTGAGTCCATGCAGTTTTTCCTGTTTTAAATTCTCTAAATGCATGTAGTCAATCTGTTACTATATCAGGACTGTTATCTATAAATCCTAGACAGCAAATTCAATCAATAAATTGTTGTAATTTTTGCTCATAGGTAGGATATAAATCAAATTGCCAATCCATTAGTTTCTCACAAAAATCAGAGTTATCTGATACGATGTTTACTATATTTCTATATTGTTTTTCTTTATTATCTTCTAGTGCTTCAAATTCTCAATTTCTATCTTTTGATAATGCTTTTATAATTACATCTTCATCAAAATCTCTCTCTTCAATCATAGTTCCAAGCACCTTTCCAAATGCTATTTCTTTAGTTTCAAAGAATGGTGCTTCTTCAAAGTATGTTTTTATAAATTGTGATCTAAAATTTTCAAATGAATATATTTTAGACCAACTTAGACTTTTAATTTCTGCCATAGTTATTTTATTAAAATATATTATTTAGATTCTAAAGATTTTTTCATATCTTCTTTTAGCTGTAGAATATCAGCTTTTTGAGATTCTGATACAAAATCCTTATTCGTTTTCATTTCTTTTTGAAATTCTAGGAATCCTGATTTCAGAGTATTTAGTGTTTTTACTTTCCTAAGTTTATTATATATCTTTTGAAAGTTTTTTGTTTGCTCATCTCATAATCCATTATATTCTAATACCTGCTTTTCCTCTCAGATTTCTATTTCAGCTAATTTACTTACCCATACCTGAAAGTCTGCTCATGTAGTATTTCATATAAGCCCTGTCCTATCTTTTGATAGTAGTTTCGGATTTGATAATGTTTCTATCACATGTTCTCATGTTCATAATACCTCCATATGTCATACTATATCCATAAAGTATGCAATCTTAGTTGCACTTTTTCAGTTCAAGCTAGGCACTATTTTTGAGATTCTACCCTCATCATTAATCTCTTGCTCTTGAGCTATAAAAAGTACATGCATATCTAATCATCTAAATTCTCTTAATATTCATTCAATTTGTTTTGCTACTACAGCCCAATCTTGAAGCTGTAATGCTCTTCATCTTGTACTTTCTAGTTCTGCTTTGATTATGTCATTTATCTCACTTATTGAATCAATTACTACAGTTTCGTAGTTATGTTTTTGATTTTTTAGATATAAAAGTAAATCTCTTAGGTCTTTTAGTGACTTTATTTCTGCATAATCAATTTCTTTATTTCCTACAGATAGTAGTCATGCTTCAGCTGAAGCATATATAACATTATTTGCTGTTGATCAGAAAGTTGTTTTTCAACTTCATGATGCTCAATATATCAAAGCCTTAATCTTATGAGATGTAGGCTTAAATTTCTTAATTTCCATAATATTGACTTAATGTAATAAATTAATATTATGTATTAACTTATTTATTTGTAAAAGTAAATGAGTGTTCACGGATTGAGCTTCTTTTATTAGAAGCTCTTTCTTTTCATTTATTTTTCATAAAAAAGCTATTACATATTATCTTTGTAAACATCTTCCATGATTGAGATTTTATCTCATATCTCTAGAAGTGGTTTATAGTCTAGATCACTCATTCGAGTCTGATCTATAAGTTCACAATAAGTTTTAGATAACTTATCAAATAACTTTTTCTTAGATTTAAAATTATATATCATACAGTTTTAAATTAAGAATTAAGTTTTGTTTCAATCTCTCTCATCCTTTCAAGATCAAATTGTATAAAAGTATTAATACAGTATTTTGTATTTACTTTTGCTCTAGAATCTTTAAGTTTATCTACAAATTCGATAAATTTTATAAATCTATCATCATTAATGGTAAACTTAAGAAGCTCTATTTCACTTTTCATAGACTCATATTTTTCTAAGTCTACTTGGATTTTGGCTCACATGGAATTTTTCAGTTACAATATAAAATATTTGCACATCTTTCCATCACCTCAGTGTTGTAATCAATACTCCCTACCAATAGAATTAATAGTATTACTATAATAAGTATATAAATATTATAGTTGCATTTAGTTAGCTTTCTTCTCATAATTCATCATTATTAGCAAATAAATCAAGTATGTTATATTTTTCAGATCTTGGTCTTTTCTCGATCTTATTTACTGCTTTAGTAAAGGCATCTTTAGTATTCCAATTCGGATTTTTTGCCTTATTGATATGTCTCCTTATAACATAAGCAGGCTTATCTAAATGTTTGGCTATTAATTCAACCAATGTTGGATCTAATATTTTCTTATCAATTAATCTCATTTTTATTAAATTAAGTGTTATTATTTTCTATTTTTTGTAGGAATTGAATCAATTTAAATATGTCATTTCTCACACATTCATTTTGTAAAGCTTCTTTAATCTCGTTCTCATAAAATGGTTCATCGAGATAAAAAGCACAATTGATCCACCTCCATTTTTTCTCTTTAGTTTCCATAAAAATCAATTTATTAACTATTTTTACCTAATTACTATATAATGAAGATCAAAAAAATATTAGTTTTCTACTTATCGGATTATTTTAAAGAGCATTGCTTAAGTGCAAGTACACTATATACAGTTTTAGTTAAAATGCAAAACTTTTTATACAAATCTTAGAGCTATTATCGATGTTCTTTATACTTTTTTGCGACTTTTCTTTGACTTTCCATCTTTTTTGTATACACTGTTACCTAAGTTGTATACAATTTAATTTTTTACACCTAACAATGTATAAGGAAAAGGTAGTTAATATTGAAGTGATATGTAAATATTTATGAAGAGAAATTTATAAATATTTAGAAAGTAAAGATCAGACAATTACAGCCCTTGCTGAGACTATCTGAAAATCTACTGCATATATCACAGATCTACTAAATGGTAGAAGAAATACCTCTAATTTAGAGGTATATAAAAGAATGGCTCTTACTATTTGAATGAGTGAGAAAAAATTCGCACAGTTATATAGAGATGCTAAAAAACATGAGTATTCAGTATCTACTTGAGAAGACTTATCAAACACTTTTTCTCTAGATGATTTTAAGCTAGAAGATTTAAAACTTGCCCTTTCGAGAGAATATGGAACGAAAGATGAGCAGGTTTTAGATGATATTATGGCTTATGCAAGATTCAAGATAGAACAAGGTGATACAAAGTTTTTGAAAAACTTACAAAAATAGATTTTTCTATCAGAAAATTAATGAAAAATTAATATGGTATAGATATAATTCATTTTGATGCCCTAAAAAGCATATTTATTTTCGTACCCAATTTATATATGAATGAAGTACTAGAAAAATACAAAAGTAGTTATTTACCGATTGATATAGAATGAATTATATCTGATTTTTGATTGTCTTTAGATTACTTTGATTTTAGTACTATCAATGGTTTTATAGCCTGAAAACATATAGCGGTTAATAAGTCACTCTGTATTGCTGAACAGAGGTTTGTTATAGCTCATGAGTTATGACATTTCCTAGATGGAGAGATATGAGCTTCAACTGAATTATTTTCTACCACTGACCCAAAAGAAAAAATAGCAGATCAATTTGCTATGGATCTTTTATGTCCGACTTTCAAAGTAAGAGAGTTATGGGAAAAATATGAAAATATCCCAACTCTTTCACAGATTTTCCTTGTATCAAATGAAGTTATTGAGAAAAAATTAAAACAAGTTTATAAATCTAGCAGATATTCTTATGAGAGCAGTAATTTATTGTAGAAAATCAACCGATAGAGATGATATGCAAGTACAATCACTTGATACTCAACTTAAATGGTGTCTTGATTATACTAATGAGTATAAATTCAATATTGTAGAGACTGTAGTTGAGGCAAAAAGTGCAAAACAACCTTGAAGAGAAGGTTTTAACAAAATGATCATGATGCTTGAAAAATGAGAAGTTGATACAATAGTGACTCTTCATTTGGATAGACTTACGAGAAATGCAGTAGATGAATGAACTTTGAAGTGGTATGCTCAAAATAGAAAAATTAAAGAGATTCATTGTAAAGAATGAATTTTTACTGGTGATCAAGTTTTAATGCTCTCTATTCATTTTTGATTTTCTAATCAGTATCTTGTTGATCTTAAAAAGAAGGTAGTTGAATGAATAAACACAAAAGTAAAATCATGAGGGATTGTTTCGAGAGTTCCTCTTGGTTATGTAAATAACAAAGAGACAAGATGAGCCGATTTGGATGAGGATAATTTTCATTATATAAAAAGAATTTTTGAAATGAGATCTGAATGACATAGTTATGATCTTATAACTGATGTTATTACTCAGGAGTGATTTAGAACTAAAAAGTGAAATAATGTACCAAGATCTGTTATAGAGCAGATGATTAAAAATCCATTTTATTATGGTGTGATTCAATATGCTTGAGAGTTATATGAATGAAAACATAGAGCTATTATTTCAAAAGAATTATGGGACAGAGCGAATCAATATGGAAGAGGGATTACTTATGTACTCAATAGAGATTTAACTCCCTTAAAATGAAAAATAAAGCATAAAGAGACCTGAGAGACTATGTGTACTTCGTTACTCAAAAAGAAGTACATTTACTTTCATATACATTGAAGGAAAACTAAAAAGACTTGAGTAAGGATTCGGCATAATCAAAATGAAATTATCAAGGTATTTGATAAAAATATTTGGTTATACAGTGTGCCAAAAGAACACAAAGAAGATGTTAAAAATGGTCTTAGGGATTTCTATACTGATAAGGTGGTATATAACAAGAAGAAAAGAGATGCTTTGAATAAAAAATTATCTAAAGCTGAGAATGAAAAAATCTCACTTATTAAAATGAGATCCAGTGAAGAAATTACAGCTGAAGAATTTAGTGATATGAAAAATTGATTGATTGAGGATATAGCGAGCTTAAAAGATCAGATTATTAAAATCGATAAGGATGATAAGGATATTTTGGAGAACTTTGATAATATGGTCGAACTCCTTGTAGAGCTGTCTGATAAGCGGAAAACTAAAAAACCTAAAGAAAAGGTCTGAATCATCAATTCTATCGTGGTCGAACTCCAAATAGACAACAAAAAAAGGCTTTACATTGAGGAAAACCCCTTTTTCAAAGCCCTTCAAAAGGTTAATTATCATAAATGGTGGGTCATCCGGGGCTCGAACCCAGGACCTTCTCCTTAA